GAATCCATCAACGTCTTCATACTTAGTAAGAAAGTCACGTGCCTCACGTATCGAACCCTGCTCTATCGGCTCGACATACTGTCCATGAATCGTTTTGTATTGAGTTTGTTGTTTCGCTGGGACAAAAAATGTTGGCTTATACGGAATCTTGTCCATGAATCGTTTGCCATCGTGATAGCCACGAATGTAGACGAAGTTTCCTCTGGAATAGGTGTTTGTGTAAAAGATCATAATATCATTATATAAAAATCAAGAATAAAAGTAAAGCGATATTTACGTCACTTCATCCCAGTTTTGGGTTTCTTCGTTCCATCTATATGTTACAGTATTTGCTACGAAAGATAGACGCTATACCATTTTATTGCCTAGTCTGCTAGAGCCTCAAGACGTGCCATAAGTCTTTCAGCACGATTGCCTACTTGTTTGTACCATCTGGAGTCACGACCTTCAACACCAGCACGTGCCCAATCGCCTTCATCAAGTGCCGCTTTAAAGTTTTTAAAACCACTCAAACGTGGACGACCCATATTGAACATCATGTTGACGAGAACTTCTTGTACTTCACCTGGAAAATCATCCCAGTTTTCATACAATACTTTACACTCATCAATTGCGATGTCTAGATCTTTTTCAAAGCATTCTTTAACACGATCTTCGCTCACAGGAGTTCCGACTTCTGCGCCATGCTCTGGATCTGATTCGAGGATAAGATGACCTACACCGAATGTTGGATAACCAAGGTGGTCTTTGTAAACTTCATACTCGACGCCTTCGTCGATTTTTAATTGTTCGAATACAGATTCTCTATTCATTATGCTAACTCCTTAGTTTAAAATAAATCGGGGAGACTTTCGCCTCCCCTTATTTATATAAGTTTTACATTAAGATTAATGGTTGTAAAACTACTGTAATCATGCACAGTGTGATAACTGCAAAGATTACATTGGTTGTAAAATCAGTCATTGTATTTCCTCGTTTTAATCGATAGTGATTTGACGAGGCTGCTTCTCTTCTGGGATTTCTATCTTCAATGTTACTGCAAGTAGACCGTCTCGAAAAGATGCTCCAGTTACTTGAACATACTCGGAAAGGCGAAATTGTCTTTTGAAGTTTCGTGTTGAAATTCCACGATGGATTACATCACGCCCTTTAGACTTGTATTCGCCAGTGATCTTCAGTGATCTTTCTTTCTGCTCGACTTTGATGTCTTCTTTCGAAAAGCCTGCAACAGCCACCTCAATGGTGTATTCTGTATCGCTTTCTTTAATGATATTATGTGGAGGATAATGGTCATTAGCATGTTTTGTTGCAAATTCCATATCATCCAAAAGACGTTCAAAACCAATAAACGCAGATTGCGGAAATAAAGATTGTGTTCTGGTCATGTTATGTTATCTCCTTTTTTGTTAAAGCAAGATTGATTATGAACCCGACCGTTCGGCGTTCACGTTATTATATAGTATTTTTGAATACCATATACAAGGGCAATTTTATCTTTTTTTGCCAATATTATATTTTGCTGTCAGCGTCCACTCATCCTTTTCACGATATGGTAGGATTTTAATCTGAGACATTGGAGCGACAGGATCGTTTACTTTATCCTCACTTACAATATCAATTAATCCCCACTCAGCAAGCAACTTGGTTATAGCGTTCCTACGACCGATATCGCTTTCGTCAAAATTGCTGGGTTTGCCATCAAGAGCAAATAGTTCCTTGAAGTGTACAATGTAGTATTTGCCTTGCTTGTGTAAAATGTGGCAAGATTGATAGATGGTCTTGTCTTTACGAGAAGCCACACCAATTCTTGTAAGCGTTTCACGGATTTTAAGAAAATCATCGTCTTCTTTCAACCTCACTTCAATCAAGTTTTCCAAACTGATAGACATATTTTTTATCCTTCTTAGTCACGCAGTTAATTCTTTCCACCCTTTGAGAGTTTCTGCTTAATAAGTTCAAGTTGTTGGGGAGTTAGGATAGACAATGCTTGCTCTGCTTTAACATCATTGTATCCATAATACTCCTTTATGGACGATATATCTTCGTCCTCAACTCTTTTCACCCACTTAGCAAACCTTTTTTTGGGTCTGACACTATTTAGTAAATATTCAAACTGCATTCGAGCATCCGCATCGTGGCGCATGTTCATCTCGTTTGCAACACCAATAGTGTCAATGTGATAAGATAAGGATTTGTTAGTCAAGAATGGATTGTAACCTTTGATCGCCAACTCGTCGTTTTCAGTATTACGCACCATGTTTTCTTTAGTTTGAGAGATGGCATTTACATAGTCAAACGGATTACTCATTTCCACTCACAATCTACCATCAGTTCAGTAAGACAAGCAACCATATTGATCTCATAATCGGCAACGAATGCAGACTTGTATTGATAGTCGGCGAGCGTCACAACGACTTGCGGAATGCTTTCTGGCTTAACATAATCATACATGCTATCATAGATCTTACGGAAGATAGGTGTAGTCTCACCATCAACATTAAGTGCAGCCCACTTACGAACTGTGCTAAACTCTTTATCTCTCAACGCATTCATTAGTTCTGATATATTGACATCAGACATCTTGCTTAAAATGCCAGCATCAATCTTACCAGTTACAGAATAACGTTGAATCTCATTCAGCACACGACGATTGTCAGGAAAATATTTTTTGATAAGTTCGGCAACCACTTTGTCATCATATTCGATATTCTCAGTTTTAAGAATATTTTGAACACGCTTGAAGAATTGCGCTGCCATCTTTGGCTTATCCTCTTTGCTCAATCTAAACTGAATGACTGAGCAACGTGAATGTAATGGTTCAATGATACGATTGAGAAAATTACAGGTGAGAATAAAACCGCAGTTCTTACTATACTCTTCCATGAAATTGCGAAGAGCAGGTTGTGTTGAGTTGGCATTTAGATAATCTGCCTCATCAAGAATCACATACTTACGACCGCCAGCAAATGAAACTGAAGAAGCAAAGTTCTTAATCTCATTACGAAGCACATCGATAGATCGTCCCTCATCGGAACCATTGATGACGATATAATCACAGCCCAATTCCTCAAGCATTGCTTTAGCGATGGTGGTCTTACCAACACCAGCAGTGCCTGAGAGAATTAGGTTTGGAATATTTTTAGTGTCAACAAAAGTTTGAAAGGTGTTTTTCAAGTCATCAGGAAGAATAGTTTCTTCCACAGTTTTCGGTCGATATTTCTCGACAAAGAGAAATTCTTCTTTCATAATATAGTCCTTCCAAATTATTGGGCATCTTCTCCCTTCGAAACGATTTCGCTCAACTCTTGAAGAGCGATTACAACATTGTTTCGAGTTTGACCAACGCCAGCAAGTTCAGCACCCTCAAACGCTCCACGCTTGGAGCAGGTGTCAATAATAATCAAAATATTCTTTGCGTCTTGTTCAGACAAAACAACATTAGCCATTATACTCGCTTCCTGCTTCTGTGGCAACCCAATAATCAATTGATTTTGATTCGTTGGTAAATTGAGAAACGCCCTTTGAAGAAATCTTAACAGAATAGTCAAGAGCCATAAATTTGAGATTCTCAGTTTTGAAAATCATCTGGAAGTTCGCATTCGTTTGACCGACGTCAACACTAAACTCATTCGTTGTTGGGTTTTTGGTATTCGTAGCAACAAGAGAGATAATCCCAGCACCACCACGCACAGCGATCTCTGGCAAGCCAAGCTGATTGGCGCCATTGATAACACGCTTCAGAGAAGCATACGGCATTTGGAAATCGATCTCAGGGGAATCCAACTGAATGTTTTTCTCCGGAGGAGAAGTGATCATTGCTGGGTCGGTGAATGTGTAACGTGAACGAGTATTATTATCACGAATGGTCACATCCATTTCGCCAAAAGCAAAGTCTGGTTCTTCGAATAAACTCGAAAGACCCAAAAACTGATTCAAGTCATAGATTGCATAGTCTACAGGCATGGATTCATTTACAACTGCTTGAGCCAAAATATTCTTCTGCTCAGAAATTGTACGAATCACATTACCTTGTTTGATGGCAATAGACGGATTGATTGATGAAAAGTTTTTCAATACGTCAAATGTTTCTTCACTGATCTTCATCTTCATTCACCTCATTATTTTCAAGAGAGTTAATATACAATGCAATTATAGCATAATGTGCGACTTTTAGCAAGTCTTTTCTGTTCTTGCCTTCTTTTTTACCATAGCGTTGCGCATATTTGATAATGTTGCCAAGACAGAATCCTTCACCGTGTCCATTGTCAATTATAAACTCGGTTGACTGAAACTTATTAAGAGCATAATGCCCATCATAGGTTGCAGCCACATAATCATAAAGTTCTTTGAGGATCTTATCCTCATTAAATTTAAATTTGCTCATCACTTCTTCATATTCTTAATTTGCTCAACGTCAGCTGTTGCCGAAGCACCAAGTTGAGCAATGTCAACCAAACTACCACCGAAAGTATAAGAACCTGTATGAAGCAGTTTCATCCAAGGACACATCCAAGTATGAACGCCGATCTTATCCATCCACTGACAGAACATATAGTCTTCAGACAAATAACGTTCTGAGTCTGGATCGATGAGTGCTTGGAAATACATCATGATATAACGTGAACCATCGAAGTGCTTGGTGCGCACATGGTCAGGTTTGTATTTGTAATCAGGATATACATCATCAAACTTCTCGAAAGCACTACGCTGAACCATCATAAATCCTGTACCACCCTCAAGAACTTTCACTGGCTCATCAATACGAATCGATGGTTGGTCGCCTTTAGGATTAAAGACATAATCACCAACATATTTCTCAAGGTTTCCTGGATTGTCGTCAGCATACCCTTTGTTGACTGCCTGTACGATTTTTTCCCAAGCAATCGTTTTCTTAGGATATGGTCCACATAAAATCTCTTTCCGATCTTCGCCCTGAATATCTGGATCAGCCAAAGCCATAAGCGTCAACACGTCATTGGGATCAAAGCCAATATCCGAATCAATGAACATCAGATGCGTATAGTCACTGCGCAAAAACTCGTCAACGCAATAGTTGCGTGCACGAGTGATCAGTGATTCATTGAAGAGATAAAAGAACTTACATTCGATGCCATATGCTTGGCAGAGTTTCGCAAGGTCAGCTGTAGACTTAGTGTACATACCATGACATTGCCCACCATACATTGGAGTGGCGACGAACAGTTTACGTTTACGCAACTGCTCCAAGTCAATTTGTATTTCCATTATTATATACTCCTGTCATTATCATAATAAATTCATTGTAACTGAAAGGGGGATTTAAGTAAACCCCCCAGTCAATATTATATAGTCGATTAGAAAGGAACTTCATCAGTCGTTTCTAAATTATTTTCGACTTCTTGCTCTTGCTCTGGAATCACATCCGCATCGATCTTGGTATAGAGATCTTTGAAGGACTGTTTCGTATCTTCATCAAAGCGATTGATACAAACTTCGATGGAACGCATACGATCTTCAAAGATAGAGTATGCTTTCGCAATGTGTACCAGACGACGAGTAGAGATAACTTCGTCAACACCACCATCATAGAAAGTCTTACGAATGATGTCAGCCCAGTCTACAAGTTTCTCAACAAACTCAACATCATCAACTTCAAGACTCTCAAAGACTTTGCTGAGGATCTTTTTCTCGACAGCAACAGGGGCATATTCCTGTTCAAAGGTGATTGGGAAACGCTCAAGGAATGCTTCGTTCATTACGTTAGTGCCGATGAAACGACCATCCTCTGAACCCTTGCCTTTCGTGTTTGCAGTCGCAACGACTGTGAATCCCTTAGCAGGTTTGATAAACTCGCCAGTCTTTTTGATGAAGTATCCTTTACCCTCAAGAATAGACTGAAGGCACATGACCTTCGCAGGATTAGCCAGATCGATCTCATCAAGGAGCAAGACCGCACCTTTTTCCATAGCATTGATCACTGGACCTTTGAAGTATTTGGTGTCACCATTTACTAGACGGAAGCCACCAATCAGGTCATCCTCGTCGGTTTCAACAGTGAAGTTGACACGGATGACTTCACGTTTCAACTGAGCACAGGCTTGCTCAACACCAAATGTCTTACCATTACCAGAAAGACCAGTAATGTAAATCGGATAAAATAATTTTGACTTCAGAATCTGCTTTACTGATTTGAACTCGCCGAAAGCAACGAAGAGGTCGTCAACTTCAGGAACCAAGTTTTCAGTAAAGCCATTGGTATCAACGTTCAGATCGCCAACCAACTGTTTGGTTTGAAGCGCAACTTCGGCGGTCTCTTCAACCTCAGCTTCTCCCATGATATTGGGGAGTCGATACAGACCACGACCGATACGATAAGCGTCGCTGGCCAACCAGCTTGGATATGAGACATTTTCGTTCTTCACGATCTCATTGATTTGCTTATTGGTGATCTCATTACCACCAACATTTTCAATAGCAAGCTGCACAAAAGCAATTTGTTTAGCATTCAATTTCATAATATAAATTCCTCTCTTTCAACCTATAATACAATATTATCGCAATTCTCAATTAAAGTAAACACCTATTATGCAATTTTTTCAATAAATTTTGATAATAATACACGGCTCTCACGCTTTCCTGTATTCGCTTTGCGGAAGGCAGACCGAATCTTGGCTTTAGAAGCGTCGCTGGCCACCTCGATTTCACCATTTGAGGTTTCCAGATTTTTACCACCAAGGATAAGGAAATATTCATCATATGCTTTAGATTTAATGGTAGTGAAACGATGCTTTTTAAGTTCTTCCCAAGCAGTATACTTTTCACTATAACCCAAGTCCCAACCTATTTGACTGATAAAACGACCTTTAGTTGAAGGAACCAAACGATATCCAATTACTGTTTCACCAGTGCGGTCACGATACATTTTCAACAACGTTGCAGAAATGTCATTCGAATGATTAGCACGATATGATTTTTTTGTAACAGGATCTACAAGATTAACTATTTTTGTTGTATCTTTCCATGTGCTAAAGAACGATCCAACTCTTGCTTCTCTAAGAACTCCATATTGATTTTGAAAAGCAACATCAATATAGTCCCCGTCTCCATCAGTCAAAAAGATTGTATTGACGATATCGCAACGATTAGACTTTTTGAAATTTTCATAAACTTTAAATGCAGCCATAATCGTTTCAGCAAGTGGTGTTCCACCCAACCACAAGTCATAGTTTATTGAATATTGTTTTCTGGAATTGAAATAAGTGGCTGTTGCCAAAAGAATCCCAGCCATTTCACTCAACTGTTTGCGGTTCATTTTATTATCAAAAAATTTCATTAAACCAAATTCTGAACTATACATCAATTGATTATCGACTTGAGTTTGAGAAAAGTTTTGTGAATTATTATTTGAACGGCGATCTGTAAACGCATAGACTTCGAATGGGATATTCACTTGCTTACAAAACAGAACCATATTCAAAAGCTGATCAAATGTGTTTTTCAGGTGCTCAGCCATTGAACCAGACCAGTCAATAAACATAATCATTCCATGGTTCTTACCTTCAGGCAGTACTGTCATTTTGCGAAAGATGTCATCGCTGAATTTGTAATTATTCATTTTCACAGAATCAATCACACCAGTTTTGGCAATCTTAGCACGACTGTATGCTGCCGCAGACTTGCGCATTTCAAATTCTTTTACCATATAGTTGATTGAGTTTTTGCTGTTAAGATTGAAATTCTTAAACATCTCTGCACCAGCTTCACGAAGATCGGCATATTCTTCTGTAGAATGTTTTTCAATAATTTGTTTATAGTCTTCAATAAGACCATCAATTTTACAATCATTCAAAAAGAAATTGTTGACTTCAATATTACCATCAACAAAAGTGTTAAAGATATTTTGCTGCAAAGCACGATCGGTTTCAGAGAGCGGTCCATCAACTTCTTGTTCGCCAGCACCTTGGCCAACGAAAGTGTCATCGCTTTCTTCATCGGTTTCAATTTCTTCAGCGTCTTCGAAGTCGTCGTCATTACCACCGCCGAATGGAATTTCAACTTCATCACCATCTTCTTCATCGTCTTCGCCTTCACCATCTTCACCGAACATGGCAAGTCGTTTGATTTCTTGTTCTTTCTCATACTCTTCAGAGGCATCGCCATATAAACCGTTGGCGATATTAAGAACATCTTGGAAGGTCTCAGCGTTTTCAATTTTCTTAACCCAATCACGTTCGTTGGAAGAAAATTCAACACCAAGCGAAGCACCGCATTTGAAGAAAACATTGAGGCGGTCGATTAATTTGAAGTTGTTAATTTCAGCTTCGTCTTTGCCGAAGAAACCATCAGCCAACATTTTACGATATGACTTGATGAATGAACGACGCAATCCAGGATAGCGACGCTGAATTAATTTTTCGATACGAGCATCTTCAATGACGTTGACGAAACTACGATACCCTTCGTCTTTATCTTTACAGGCAGCGAACCATTCATCAGCTGGAGTATATAAAGAGTGCCCAACTTCATGACCAACAAGATGGTCATAAGTCTCATTGCCCATGTCTTTCCACTGAGGAAGCGTGAGAACACGATTCTTCACATCAAAGGAAGCTGTCTCGGTTTTCTTGTGAACGACGGTGATGTTCTCATTAGCCATCAACCTCGCCAAGACTTCTTTACTGGTAATATTTAAGGACATCTCTTCTCCTAACGTCTCTCTATATTCTTATTATTGTATAAGACGCATTAAAAGTAAAGCAAAAAGATGAAAATAAAATTGTTCTAAATCAATAACTTATCAATTAATTCACAAATTCTTTTGGTGTCTTCAGGTGTCTGATGCGTTTCTTCAATGATGCATCCTTCTTCGCCTGTCAAAATCGTTGGACCAAAAGTCGACCTGATATTGTCTACTTTTGTTTGCCTTCCCTGTATAAACTTCTCAGATTGATCTGAGCCACGCTCATCGTATCTTCTCTGAACCTCATCCTTTGAAGCTGACAGGCAGATAATAGAAACATCATAACCTTCGCTTTGTGCCGCTTGAAATAGTTTTACACTGCTCAATCGGTCTCCCTCGAATATCACGTTTTCAGTTTTGTTGTCTTTCAAATATTCAATAACCTTTGGCTGAACAGCCATGCTCAAACGATCGGTTCCAGCGAATGTTTCGCCATCCTCATATTTACCAAGAACACGAATGTTTCCGCTTAAATGAGAGTCAAGCAGTTCGACTGGTCTGCCAGTAACCCATTCCTTAGAAGCCATCCATTCTTTCATCAGTGTCGTTTTTCCAGTTCCTGGAATACCAATAATGCCAATTAGTTTCATAATTCCTCACATAAATGCTTCAAGACCGACCATCATTTTTTCATCTTCGTCAAACATCCAATCAAGTCTATCAATGTTACCACTATTTAAGAATTCTGAGAATTTGGTCTTTTGTATAGACTTAGATCGACTTAATTTTTTATCCAAAGTTTCTTCACGTGCTTGCCAAAGAACTTCCCATTCAATGCCATTCCAATTATCTTGCTCAACCTTTTTTATTTCTTCAGCCACACGGTCGTTATAATACCCAAGATATCTCCCATGATGCTCACGAAAGATTTTCTTGAATGAACATAAACATGTCTCCATTGTAAACGCATTTACTTCAAAAGTCAAGTGGGGGAATCTACTTTTTATCTCTATCATAATTTCTTTGGCTTGACTTTCAAGAAGATCATATTCCTTGGCTGTCAACTTCTCATCATATTTGTCTTCCATACCAAGAGCAAAGAGCAAACCATTACGATGAGAACGACTGCCCGAATAATCATTGAGCAACAAAGTGTCAGGGACATTTGGTATATCAGCTGTATGATTTAGATGTTGAAGAAAGAACCATGTCGAGTAACGACCGAACTTATAAAATTCTTCTTTAACGATCTGATATAGATTGTTGAAGTTTTGATGCTCGTTGTCTCCAAGATATCTTTCAAATGCGAAACGCTGAGAATGTTCGCCAACAAACTTCTGATATGAATTGAACATATCAGGCAAATGTCCCTTTGACCATTTTGTGTCAGTCTGATAACGCAGACGTTTATAGTTTTCGGTATTCCAGAGATTCATCCTATCATATGTTGCCAATTCAAAGTCTGGATATTCATTGATAAGAATCCATGCAGTGGGTAGATAATATGTATTACCATATAGCCAGCTGAACCAAATTCTCTGTTCGGAATTATGCTCAAAACGTTTATTGAGATAATTCGTAAGCCATACCGCTGGATCGCAGTCTTTATATTCTAAAGACCAAGCATACCATTTTACAAATGCTTCTCTGCGATTTTCCTTTAATCTATAATCCATAATCACTCAAAGGCTGGTAGAACATCAATAACAATATCTAGGTTATGAAATTCTATAGTATCTTTCAGATCCTTTAACCAAAAGCCATCCTCGTGTTCAACGATTTCTGGCTTAGAGGTATAGTGTAGGATGATAGCACCTTTATTCGCTCCAATGTTTTTCATACGACGACAGATATAACCAAATGCTTGACCGTGTTTCGCTTTCGACATTGTTGCATGAATAGTCGCAACATCGTTTTTTTCGTAGGTTTCCCATTCATAACGTTCAAAAAATGCATCATCATATGCAATGAGGTTTGTTTGATATTTTAGAGCCGCTTCATCTTTTTTAATTCGGGTTTGAACAGACTTGATCAGACCACTCAGTTTTTTCTTTGAAGGAACGACGATGGAAAAACGATCATAAATCAGCTTTCGGGCACGTTCTTCTTGGAGCGGTTTAGAAATATCAAGACCCTCATCATATATGAAATTATGAATCTGTCGTTTGATATCCTCGTCGTTGTTGACCAAACGAATCTTTTCATCTTGTTTGTTCATTAACAATCCAAAGATTTTGTAGTTCTGTTTACGAGTCTTTTCATCTTCGCCAAAATCTGAATCATTAATGAACTTAACTGGTACAGTAGACATACCACGCACCTTCATTGCCGCTGCTCTGCGGCTATTGCCATCGCCAATAGTACGATCGCCAGATTGTTGTACGATAACGATGATCGGATCAAATAACTCAGAAGTCCTCTCTGGATTCTCTTCCATAGCATTCACCAGATTCCTAACGTGAGTCGGATTGATAGCTTCTACTCTCACTTGATTCGCACTATATTTTGATACTTCATTCTTTGAAACATGTACAGTCTCGTAAACGTCATTCTTAATATCGTCAAGCATTTTTAACATGCGCTGATTTTCTTTATCATAAGAATTGATTTGGGCAAGAGCCTCACCACCCTCAAGATAATCAACTACAATTTGTTTCATTTCAGAAGTCAGTAAACTTTCATCAACGCAGTGAGCATTGTTCTTATAGTTGTACATATCCGCAGTCTTAGTACCATAACGAAGGGCAAACCACTCTAGTGTTTTTGCTGTATCTAGATCACCCTCATATAGCACGCTTCTTCTAAGAATTCCCTTCGCATAGTCTTCCCAGAAAGCATCATTTCCAGATGATGAAATATAATGCGATTTTCCTGGGGGTTCTAACCCCACATACATTCTACCTGATTCTTGATTGCGCCACGCATAAACTTTTGCACTATTACTTAACATGTTTTTATCCTCTATTCGGTTAACAATAATTAAAGTATACATCAATTAGTCAATAAAGCAAACACCTAATTAAAAAAACTTGTAAGCCCTTGATTCTCAACAAAAAAATCTACACATCCACCCTTGCCCTTCTTGTGGACTGCCTTGTAGATTACTGGATCTTCTATATCATATTCTCCGTCGAAGAATGTTTCTCCAGCGATTCGAAACATTGATAGCTGTGCTCCGCTCTTTTGCCTTCCAAGGAATTTGAATCCTATTCTTTCATAAAATACAACCGCATCAGGTTCAGCTGATACACGAAAGTATTCGGCATTAAATTGCTTTGCATATTTCAAAGAATCTTCACAGAGTTTTGCAGCAACACCTTTGCGGCGATGTTTTGCGAATGTATGCAACAATTGAAGATTCGCCACGTGAGGTTTTCTTTTTGATACTGTGGTAATGATGGCACCCATCAATTCATCGCCATCCCATGCACCAACACAATAACCCCATTGCTCTTGCATGTTGGCTTTAGCAACAAATGTTTTGGCGAATTTGTCGGCAGGATCTTCGGTTATTGCTTTTGAAAATTGTTCGGCTGTTACACTACGCAACATCATGATATTCACGTTTCTTTTCGCCACGACTTTTGTCATATTTCGTTTTCACCCAACCAAGATATTCACTAAGATTCCAAATGAATGGTGGAAAGTTATATTTCCTCTCAGCCAATATTTCTCTGACGCTTGGACCATCGTTCAATGCAGCGTCAATAAATCTTTCGGCGAAAATAAATTGATCTTCAATTTCCTGACGATTGACAGAGGAGCGAAAACAACGAAACTCGATTGTTCCTGTATGCTTCATACAATATGTATTGATGGCATAACGAAATGGACGACCCATTGATACACCGTCTTTACCAGCCGCATGTAGTCTAATAAAATGATCGAAGTTTTCTGCTAGGTTTACAATATTGTCGCACATATAATCTGGCATGGCACGACCACCATCATATTTCAAATACATGGTAGCACCCTTTGCTTTCTTCATCATTGGGTCATCATAGTAACGATAGCAGTTTTCAATTACGTCGTCTTGATTTGCCTTGATATATTTGATGAGTCGTTTCAATCCATCGAGATCTTCTTTTAGTTGAGGGACGTAAACGTGAAGATGCCCATGATTGACACATGAAGCTGATGGTTGATTACCATTGTCTTCAAAGAATTGTTTTAGTTCCATGATACGATCGACTTGCTCTTCCCATGTTTTGGTTGGCATCGTATTCACTTCGCCTCCAAAATGAGGTTCTTCACCAAGAGGATCGCAGGCAACATATTTAACTGGGTCATGTATGTTTACAATGTCAGTCTCAGCATATTCCCATTTTCCTAGATGAGGAGGGATCTGCAGGCGACGATCGATATCGCCCCACTCAACCTCATAGCCCCAAGTAAAAGTGTTCTTATCATAATTCATGGTTGTAAATCCTCACCTTCAAACTCTACTCTTTTAGCGGTGTCTATTCCGCTTCTGATAGCAATATCTTCAGTCGAAGTAACAATAACTCCGTTGTCAACAAAAGAGACCCACAGTGGTCTTTTACCGTTTCTATCATATGTTAAACCATCTTTGGTTAAAAAGATAGCCGAAATAGAAGCGTCTTTCCACTCATCTAAATCAGGTCTATGAAATAGCAATTCGGTGTCGTTCTCGGTTTCGCATTTTATGCCATATAAACCCTCCCAGAAGGCTGGAAGTTCCTGAGAGATGACTCCATTGTGAACTACAGACATTACATCGTTTGCAATAGGTTGATTGCTCTCGAGGCTCGAGGTACTGTATCGACAGTGTCCTATGGCTGTAATTGAGTTTCCTTCGACCCATTCGGAAGGATCATATTTTTCGATAAATTTTTCAGCTGAAATAGGCTCTTTATGAGTGATAACTTCACCACCCATGAGATAAGAGACTCCTGTGGCATGCAAACCACGAATACGAGACTCGATAAAAATGCGGCGAATCAACGCCAGACTTTGGTCGTCGACGTTATCAAGTTTAATGCCAATCACAGCACACATTAGAAAAACCCTTCAAGCGATCCCTTTTGTTCCAGTGCTTCTGGATGATATTCTTTTAGTATACCCTCACCCATCTTTAAAGTCAAGTAGTCATACCATTCTTTACTGCTCCACATATCAGGAGATACACCGTTCCAATATTCACGCCACATTGGATGTTCTTTATTAAGTCGGCGATCGTCAACGAAGTTGCGGCGAGTCATTTCATAATCCCAAGAACCAAGTTTATCCATGTCCTCACGGAAGTAGAATACCAATGACATGCGCAACATATTATCTTCTCCAGATTCTGGCGCTTCAATTGGTGTATTGCCGTGAATGATACGCATATTGTCAATAAGCAATAGGTCTCCTGGACGAACATTAATCGCTGCACGAACTTCTGGAGTTACAAGATATCCACCCTTCCAATCTTTACCATCTTTGGTGATAACTGTAAGATTAGAATATCCAGCATTAAGCGAGCCAGCATCACGATGACAAGCCATACGAGCATTGCGATCTTTGCTAGTTGTGTTAACAGTAATGGTTGTGAAGGTTGTATCTTCACCAATTAGAAATTTGTTATCCAATCGATCAGCATATGCTTTCTGAGCCGCATAACGTTGCGGTAAAAGGCGAGCCATTTCTTTATCGAGTTTACGAGCGAATGGATAACATTTCTCAAACTTCTCACGATTATGATCTACATAAGCAGTCGCACGACCATAAGGAATTCTAGGATAGCGACCATAGAAGCCAGCAATACCAGACCAGATGGCAGTTGCGTATGAAGTGTCGCTGACCCATTCTTTTTTAAGTTTGGTTGCATATTCTGCAGCGTCGTCGACCGACATACTTGCCATTTTTTTCATTGCTTCGGGAAAGAAATTTTTATAGTCGTCGTATTCTTCTTCAATCTTACTCGTTAACCAAACTCCGCCACGAATTTCATATTTTCCTTTTTCATGTTTTTTGCGAAGAGTTTCGATTTGATCTGAGCCATCAATCGCTTTTGGTTGGCGATCAATATAATATTTTAAAATGTCTTGTTGAAATGACGTCACCCATTCACGACCGCTTTGCGTTGCTTCTCTTGGACCAGCCGCCATACCACGATTGTTCGATTCAACTGCGGCATCGAATAAACCTTCAAATGCTCCAAGCTGTTCTTCTTGAGTAAAGACGTTCTTACGAAACTTAAATGCTATTTGTGTTTCATCTAAAATATCTTCATCAGAAACGTTTAAAGATGTTGGGAGATAAAAGTCGGAATCTTTATCAATAAGAATATCATAAGAATCTTCATCAACATATCTGCCAATGACATCTTCTTCATTCATAACAAACTGAGCAACATAAACATCTTGCCCTTCATTGCCAACGAACTTTTTCCACTTACGTCCGTTGATTTCAATAACTTCAATATCTTCCAACATTCTTTGCCCTTAACTTGTCCATTTTAGATTTCTGCCTTTTGGCTCTATCAATATGATACCTGTTTGCTCTATTTAAGTAAAGCACACCGTCAAGATGGTCATACTCATGTTGAAACGCTCTAGCAGTCAGCCCATCGAATTTGATGGTGTCAGTGACGTTTTCATGAGTCGTGTATCTTGCACGAATCGTTCTTGATCTTTTTATTCTAATATAAAGTCCTGGAAAAGTCAAGCACCCTTCTTCATCAGGAACGGTTAATTCCGAAAAGTCAACAATCTTAGGATTAAATACAGGGATTGCACTGTCAGGATCTGCTGGATTTCCTATAACGAATACACGAAGTGGAATGCCCACTTGTGGTGCAGCTAATCCGATTCCATTATTCTGACACATAGTATCACGAAGATTATGGAATAACTCGGTAGGATCCATTTGCGGATTGTCAAAATTAAATGGCTCGGCAACCTGCTTTAAAACTGAATCATTCGGTGTCACAAGGTTTAGTATCATAATCTTTCTTTCTCGCTGTTTCTAATCCATGTAGATACACTACATTTTTTTCTTTTGCTTTTACCAATTCTTCTTCGTCTTTTAGAAGAACCAAAAATTGACCTGTTTTCTTATCAACACGATTACCGAAGTCATCATAATACCACGTTCTTAATTCTGGATTATGATCGTGCGATTCTGCCACTTTGTAAATTAAATCTGTCATGCCGCTATCCTACTAAAATTTTTAACTTTCTCAAAACGAATTTGACTTCTGAATTTATCTTGGAGTATATCACCTTTATGACTGATAACAAAGACGTTGGTCTCTCCACCAAGTTCCTGCAAGAGTTTAAGAAACTCGTCACAACCTGACGTATCGAGCGAGGCGTCGAAGACTTCGTCGAGGATGAGTAGATTTGTATTAGTGGAATTTTTAAGTTTGGCGATGGCTCTCCATGTAAACAATAACGCAAGATCGATACGCATTTTCTCTCCTTCGGAGAACGAAGCATAAGTGAAAACGTCACGATGGCGACTCTTAATAACCTCATTAAATTCCTCATCCAGTTCAAATGAAACGAAGAAGTCTAGTGCCGCAAGATATTTGTTGATTAGTTTATTCATGACAGGAACATACTGACGAATGATTCTAGTCTTGATGCCACCATCCTTCAACATATCCGCCGCAACTTTATATACTTCACGCTCTTCAACAAGTTCTTCTCTACGCTTTTCAAAAATAAAGAGTTCTTGTTTTATCAATTCCAACTTATCAAGTTCATCTTTATCATCAGCACTTTCTTGGCGCAACTTATCAATTTCAGCCTGATTCTTATCGATAGACTTTTTAATAGTCGCAATCTCTGTGCTGTTATTATTTATGGATGACTGTAGTTGAGATATTTCTTCTTGCTTCTTTTGCATCTCAACTATTTGCTTCTGAAGTTCTTCGTATTCTTTTTCAAGGTCAGAAACGCCACCCTTAACCGAATCAATTATGTCATTGGTTTCTTGAATTTTAGTTGCTTTAATTTCAGCGTCAATTAACTGCTCGCAGGTCGGGCAGTTATCATGGTTCTCAAAGAAATCAATACGCTTATGCGCTTTGTTGTGTTTCTCTTTAAGTTTATTGATTAGATCAAAAATCTTAGTGGACTTCTTGTTAAGTTTTTCAGCCTCAGCAACTTCCTGTAATGCTTCTCTTACTTGAACACCAGTGATAGCATTTACAGATTCCAGCGAGTCAATTTCCGCCCATGCTTCTTCAATAAGACTCATAAACTTAGAAACAGTTTCTTCGCTTTGCTTTTTCAGCTTTTCAATATACTGTTCTTGAGTCTCAATTTTACTCAACATAAGTTCGCATTGATATTCTGATTCTTTAATATTATCTTTGTTCTCAGCAATTCGATCTTTCAACAATTTACCCATATTTGTAAAGATGCCGATGTCGAGTAGATCTTCAATAACCTCACGGCGATGCGACGCTGCCAATTGCATAAAGGGAACAAAGGTTGATGAGCCAAGCACCACAATTTGAGTGAACGACCGATAGTTTAATTTAAGGATAGTTTCTTCAAGTTGCGCTTGATAGTCACGACTACTTCCAGGTTGGTTTAATAAAACATCATCCTGATAAATCTCAAATATATTCGGCTTATAACCACGAACGACTTTATAGTTTCTTCTACCAATAGAAAACTCAATCTCAACGATCATATCACGTTGATTGATCGTGTTCATCATTTGTGGCTTGTTGATTTTACGAAAGGGTTTGTTAAATAGAACATAGCAAAGAGCGTCAAGGATAGTAGACTTCCCTGCGCCGTTCTCACCAACAATGATAGTGTTTGGCGAACGTGTTAGTTGAACCTCAGTAAACACGTTCCCTGTTGAAAGAAAATTCTTCCAACGAATAGTTTTAAACAGAATCAATTGTTCGCTCTCCCGAAGCCCATTATGGTTTCACATTGCTCCAACCATATGTTGAAACTCATATTGTCTTTATAGAACTCTCGCATTTCAGGTGTGCCGAAATTTTCGATAACATATCGAGCAGCTTCTATAGTTCTACCATGGAATGTCAACTCATCCATCTAATCAAATCTCCATACTATATGCTTCATTATATAATGAACGCATTAAAAGGTCAAGTCTTTTTTTAGAAACTTTTGTTTCAACGCCATCAATATATTTAGAGAGAATCGTAAGTGTATCCTCTGCCTCGTTGATAATGTCTTCATCATCTTCAAGGTTAAGATTGAGGTGGTCGTCAACAACTTGAATGTTGTATGGATTTGATTGGTAGATCTTATCCATAAACTTATCGAACCAGTATGGGTTCTCTTTGTTTTGTGTGACCACCTTTACGAATGTTCCTGTAAATCCTGAGAAGTCTTTTTCTAGAATTTCTTCCATGGTCTTATCAGAGTCGTCATAGAAAACTTTATGAAACATTCGATAAGGATTGCGAATAAACTCAATCTCACGAGTCTCTGTATCAAAGATGTGAAATCCTTTAGGGTCTTGATAATCAGCCCAAGTCAATTCATAAGGGCAACCCAAATAGTGTACGTTGTCTCTTTGCGACTTGGTGTGAAAATGTCCAGAGCATACAACATCAAATTTACTAAACTCAGCAACGTCCATACCATGGTCATTTACTACACCACGATTCATCAAGCATCCAGCAACTTCGAGGTGACCGAATAGCACTTGCGCTGGAGTTTGTTTCATATGATCGATTGCGTTTAAATAATTGCCCGAATTAATCCATGGCATGATGGTAATAAGAGTGTCATCAAACATGACATCCTCAGCCTCAGAATAATATTTGATATTGGCTTTATCAAACAATTCTTCCATGGCATTTACTTCATTGGTGTTTTTATATGGCACATCATGATTACCTACGATGACATGTAAATCAATATTCTCATTTACACAACGATCGATGAAATGTTTTTTGAGGTGACGAAGCGTAACATAGTTGATGTATTTACGGCGATCAACAATATCGCCAAGATGACAAATTGTTTTGATATTGTTTTCTTGTAGATAAGGAAAGAAAACGTTTCCATAAAATTTTTCAAAGTAGTCAAGGAATATTTGACTGTCGTTACGAATACCCCAATGCGTATCTGTGACCAATGCTATTTTCATTTATTCATCCGCTATAAATTTGTCCAAAGTTGATACGCTAGTCTTTTTCTTTTTCTTTTTGCGTTTTGTTTCTTCAAAGTTCTCAATAAACTCTGACATATATTCTTGCGACCATTCGTTAGCCTTGCCCTTTTCGATATAGCTACCATCATCGCCTTCTTGGTTCTCACTCGTCATGTCAAATACATTGACGTGTTCAGAGACTTTATACTTCGTATAGAGATGTTTCTTTTCCTTTTGAATACGTCTCAAGAATGCATAATATATTATTTGTGTAAAATAGGCAAATGGATTATTGGATTTATCTGGATTAAAATTGTCAATATATTGAAGACAATTCTCAACGCCATCGCTAATCATATCTTCTCTAAAGGTATAGTTCGAGAAGTTTGGTTTATATGATAAATGTATAGCAATCTTCATAATACATTCAGCGACGTAGTTTGGAACCATTGGTCGCCTTTCTCCCTTTTCCTCCGCTTCTATAACCGAATCACGAAACTCAATCATAGCTGCCAAGAATTTTTTATTATCTACATAATTTTGTCGTTGTCTTTTTTTCTTTTCCATATCAATGTATCATCCCACCACTTGTATTCGCTATTCGTTGTCTAACAAAGTCAATATATTCTTCCCTGAGATTTTCTTCCACAGGATCATAATTTTCTTCTAGTTCTATTTCTTCCATAGTTTTATATGGTTTTACAATTTTTTCAAGAGATCGTATATAATAAGATTCAATCTCTTCATTTACTTCAGCAACCGCAATTATATGTTGCTGACGAATATCTTGAATGGTTCCCTTATCGCTTATAGGGATCCAGAAAGTTGCAATTATTGAGGGCGCACCAGTCAAGTATGTAATCTTGACCTCTAAAGGATCTTTGATTGACAGGTGAGAATCTGTTTGGTCTATCACGTCACCAACAATCATTTCGCCATTCGTAAGTTTGATTAAGTTAATCATTTTTTATCCTTATATTATATATCTTGTATTCAAACTCTTCTTCGTTATACATCTTAACACGAACAGCAAAATGCTTTAACGTGTGGTTGTGCCATGATTTCCACGAAAGATTATCAGCAATGTCATAAAGAGTCGCTGTGCTTTTCCCGTCTCCTTTTCTGAGACTTCTTCCGATTGACTGGAGGGTTCTGACTCGGGACTTGGTGGGGGAGGCGAAGATGACGTTGTGCAGGCGCTTAATATTAATGCCAGTACTAAAAGTGCCATAAGAGGCAACGATGATGGCATCATCTTCTTGCTCTGTAATTGATCTGACCTGCTCACGCTCATCAGCGTCAACACCTCCGTGTATGAAAAATACTTTTCTGTTTTCTGCTGCCTCACTATTTATTAGGTCATACAAAATTGCACCATGCTTTTCAACCATTTGATATAGTAGTAGTGTATTGCCTTTTCTAGATAAAGTCAAGTTCTTAATGAAAATATTTCTTTTTTCATTTGATATCAAGAACTTAATCTCATCCTGATAGGTTGACTGCTTCATCTCTTTGCATACTTCAGGCGGATACTTCAACACTAACCCTTTGATTCTAAAGTCAGAAAGTGTTTTATCCTCAATCAATTGCTTGGTTTGAACGACTCTCATAACTGGACCAAACAATCCCTCAAGGACTAACTTATGCGTCTGCGTGCCGTCCAGAGTCCCTGTAAAGCCAAAGCGATATTTACAATCAGTAAGTTTCGTCATAATATTTGTAAGCGACTGCGCCTTAAATAAATGCGCCTCATCGCCTATTACTACGTCAAAAGCATCAAACCATTTCTTCGGCATTTTGTATATTGACTGCCATGTTGAAAAAATAATGTCTTCAGTGTTATTTTTCTGTTGACCTGATAGTATTTTTGCAGTAGAATAAATCTGTTGATTTTCGGAATAATCTTCGAAGTCACTAGCCATCTGATGCACCAACGAGGTTGTCGGAACGATGATTAGTTTCCTGCCGCTGTAATAGCGACATAACATATAAATTATAAGTGATTTCCCACTCGCCGTAGGCGAGAGAATTAAAGCACGATTTGTGCGCACTGCATGAGTGAACGCACCTATTTGATATTCACGAGGAACATACTTCATTCCTTCGAACATCTTTTTGGCTTCTTCTGTAGATATATCGTTGACGCATTCTAGGTCATCATTTATCGCAAGTTCGTAATTGCGCTCATCACAAAATTTTTGAAGATGTTTTAGTAGACCTGAATATAGAGTCATCGCCTGTCTATTGAACAGGCGGATCTTTCCGTCCCAATACCTGCTTTTATATGCAGGCATAAATTTTGCTCCTGGAACTTCAAATGTGAAGTAATCACTTATTTCCTGAGCGATGCCCTTATCGCATCCAAGTCTGATGTAGACTTCGTCTTTTCTGGAGGCGGTGATTCTTTCTTCGAAATTGGTGGTAGGGGAATCCTCAACCATTCTACATTATCCAACAAATACTGAATTTCATTTTTAATTTTCTCAACTCTTTCATTACTAGCTTTTATAGATTTTTCATTTTCTTCACATATTCTATCGAGTTCTGTAAAATCTTTACGGAAACTAACCAGTAATGAAACGATTCCATTCGATAGCATTTTTAATTTGGAACCCACGTGTGTTAATACTTTTGATAATACTTTCAATGTAATCAACCTTTTCTTGCTGTGCTGCCTGACGGATAGTAATATCTGTCATCATATCATCACTATCAATATAAACGTCAACTTCATTCTTTAAAAGTTTTTTATAAAACTGATCACGCCCAATTTGCTGTAATTCGTCTTGATCTAATTCACCAAGATAGTATTCAAGCAACAACCTTCTTGTTTTCTTAAACTCTGATTTTATCTTTAACAGACGCATACGTTCTGTCATGAATATCTTTAAATATTTATTATGTAGTTGGGGGATTTTTGTAGACTCTGAGCCAAGTTCTGTTTCGTCAATCTTACAGTCTTTGTCCCATTCGGTCATAATTTCTTCAATCTTCACATTCTCACCTGTAGTTGTATTACGCAAATAATACTATTATATACTAATTAAACAATAACGTCAAGTTCATATTTTCTATATGCAAACGTTGCTGAAGCGGTTAGATATTCAATATCTGTAGATTGAACATCAAACTCTAGAGTTGTAAGATTTACTGGATACGTGTCAATAAATCTAACGTTCATGTTTGGTCTATACTGTGCCGTAGTCACGATAAGAGTAGCATCAGAATATACACCGTCTTGTTGAATCCCTTGACCTACTGCTAATCCACCTCTTTGTGAGAAATTGTCAGGGAATCCCAAGCCAATCATCCAGTCGTAAATTTCTTTGTAGTTATTCAAGTCTTCATCAACATTAAATGTAACGTTTAACAATCCAAACGATAACTTATCTCCAGGAACTGGAATTTTGATGAACGTGTTTTCTACTGTGTCGATCTGACCAAGAGTAATGTCTGGTATGTTTGCTTTTGTTACAAAGTAGTTTACATTCGGCAACTTTTGAATACCGAACTGAAAGCCGACAGGCGATAGAAAATTATGACTATCTGGTTGTGTACTATTAAGTGCCATATTAAACTCCTTACGACTATTTATATAACGAAAAAGGGAGAGTCCGAAGACTCTCCCCTGTAATTCGAAGGTTGGTTAGCCCAACTCTTTTTCTTACATAAGGTTGGTAACTTTAACCAATCTGTAGTAGATGTTACCATCGCCAGTACCAACACGGGCAGCAACACCGTTACCATCGTTAGTTGCGAAAGGATTAGCAACCATACCGTAACGAGTTTTGAAGCCGATTTTTGGCTGGAAGGTGTTTTCACCAACTGCACGAACCATTTGTAGTGGCACGTATGGGCAATAGAACAAGCCAGCGTCAAAAGCATTCGTGCCTTTGTAACCGATCGTGTAATATTGGTTTACAGTGTCGCTGAAGTATGGGTCGATGTAAACTTTAATACGACCGTTAAGTACACCAGCGAATGTGTTACCTGTGTCATCTACTTGAAGGTTGTTCGTAAGAGCAGGGGTGTAATCAAGAACACCAGCCATTTGAAGGGCAGAAGCCACATCAGATGAAGTGATCATGACGTTACCTTTACCACGACGTGTTGCTTTCGCAATTTCGTTGGCGTCACGCTCGATTTGGAACATAAGACCTTTGAACTTTTCAACTGCCCAACGACCGTTTGAATCGGTGTCAAGGTTGAAAGTACCAGCGGTTGCAGTGTTTTTCTGAGCACCAGCAACAGCTGAGTAGTTGATCGTGCGAACAACTTCACGGTTGATCTCAGCAAGAATTTCCGAAGAAAGAATGTTGCTAAGTTCAGTTTCAGCGTCCAAGCCATGGATTGCTTTAAGATCTTGAGCAAGTTCCATGGTGTATTCTGCTTTCAACGCACGGCTAACTGCAGTTACTGCAACTTTCTCGATCGAGAATGCCATTTCGTTGAATGAGTTTTGTGCTACGTCGCCGAGTTTTTCAGCGTCAGCAGTGGACATACCAGTTTCAACGGTATAGCCAGAACCAGAAGCACGATCGTTAGGATCGGTTCCTGTTTGACCTGTACCAGCAGCAGCGTTAGCAGCTTGGATAGAAGCTGTGTTACCTGCAGCAGAAGCTGAGAACGAGCCGTCAGCTTCGTTGAAGAGTGCTTCGGTGCCAGTCTGGCTGCTATAGCGTGAACGCATAGCAAAGATCAAACCTGTTGGACCTGACATTGGCTGAACGCCAGCAATGTCATAAGCAATAAGGTTTGGCATCGAACGGCGAACCAGTGAGATAAGCACTGGGTCGAAAGTGTCGACAGAACCAGAAGCGGCAACTGAGCCAGATGCGCCCATTGCGTTGGTTGGAGCAGCTTCTCCGAGAAGCGATACACCATGCGATCCAGCTTGGTGACCAGCTTGCTCACGAGCAGCTTTTTCTTGGTTTTCTAGAAGTGTAGCAACTGTGGCTCTTTTATGTGCATCTTTGATCTCTGGAAGTTCAGGATGCTCAAGAACTGGCTGCCACTTCTTTTGAAGTTCATCGGATTGATACATTTTGTTCTCCTTTAGAATTATTATCAGCCTATGATATTATTTATAAAATGTTACTTTTTAATGCTTCTTGAAATGGCATTCATATAACCTGCCATAGAGCCATTCGTAGTTGCTTCCTCTGTGATGACAGATTCATCAAGAGGCTCTTCATCAGTATCATTAGATTCGATTACTTCTTCCGTTGGGAAGTAGTTCTCTTTAATCGTTTCAAGTTTAGTCTTGAAAGATTCTTCGTCTTCAAAGTCAACGCCTTCGGCAAGTGAAGAAAACTTCTCAACTTGTGTTTGCGTTAAACCTTCAGAAATAGTTTCGAAAACGCCTTCTCTTTTGAGACCAACGATTTCTTTTTTAAGTGCGATATTACGGTCCATTTCTTCGCTAAGTGAAGATTCGACTTCAGAAAGTTTTTCAGCCATCTCGTCAACGAGGTCAGCTTTTTCTTCTGGAATATCGATATAGTTTTCCGTGAACAGATCACGGAGACCTGTCATGAAGTTTTCTACGATTTCAGCACGGATGCCTTGCTCAACAGCAAGTTCGTTGTCTTTCATCCACTCTTCAGCGACATACTCGAGGTAATCGTCAAGTTTCGTGGTAAGATCTTCAACGATGCTTTCTTTCTCAGCTTCGAGGTCTGACTCGAAATCTACAGAAACGGTTTCAAGAATTTCATTGACTTTAGAGAGAACAGCAGCTTCAAAAATTGTAGTTGCATTTTCTTTAAATTCTTCTGAAAGTTCTTCTTCACCAAAGATAGCAGCAACGTCTTCAGAAACGTCGATGTCTTCTCTAGAAAGTTTTTTAACTTCTTTGATGGATACAGCTGTTTCTTCTTTGACTTCTTCTTCGTCGCCGTCCATAGCTTTCATCATTCTTTCATAGGCAGCAGTAAGTTCGTCTTTCTTTTTGCCTTTCATCGCATCAGCCATAGCAGCAATCATACCAGCTTTAGTTTTAGGAAGAGAAGTTTGTTTAGTAGATGGCTCTGGAACTTCGGAAGGATCACCGAATGAAGACTTTGCTTCATCGATAGTTTCGTCAGTCTCAAACCCATCAACCACAACTTCTTCTGCGTCGAGGACTGTTTCGAGTTCCTCATCTTGCATTTGGTTTAGGTCGGTCATTTATCTACTCCTTTAAACGAGTTACTTAAATCGTTACATTATATTTATAAAAGTTAGAGTTTTGAGAGAAAATCTTGGAAAACACGAAGTTTTGTTTCCTCTAGTTCAGCTTTCGACGCTTTTTTAACGTCTGTTTCATAATCTGCAATGGTTGCTTCACGGATAATTCCGTTGTCCCATACCCACTCTTTGCTCTCCATAATGCCATTAACAAAAGCATCAGGTGCAGAAGGATCAGCAACGATATCTGCAGCGGTTGCCAAATAAAAGTCACGTTGGACTTCAGCGGCTCCACCACGTTGTTTGATTGAACCCATACCACGACTTGAAACACCGAGTTGCGCACCTTCGTCCATAAGATTCTTAACGATTGCGCCCATAGGGGTTTCTGTCATGATTTTGGCTTTACCGATAAAGTTTGAGCCATCTTGTTTGAGACTCGTAATCATATGTGATACACGGTCAAGATTAATTGTTGGACCAGATGGATGACCTAACTCTCCATAGGCTCTTTTCTTTTCGACGTATTCTTTAGTGTAACGAGCAACTTCTTTTTCCAAAACTTCTTTCGGGTAAACACGACCGTTACGATTTTTAATGTCACCTTGCATAAACACGCCTTCAATGAAGAGACCTTTTTTACCAGTCGCTTCGTCGAGCGTTTCGGTGACGTAATGAATTTCTTCGTTTACTTCGCAGATCAGTTTCATCTTAGTACCCCGATGCAGCCACTTGTGTGCCATAGAGAGTTGTTGCCCCTCTTAAACCAGTGCCAAGCGTTAAATGAATTACAGTTCCGCTACTAGCTGGAATATAAATCGTTCCAACGTCGCCGCTATCTGCAGCATTACGAACAGTAAGAACAGCTGCTGCTGTGTCGGTGTTAAAAACATATACGGCAGATGCTTCAGTAAATTTAGTTGTACTCGTAGATAATTGTGTTGCCGTTCCTAATACTTTCATTACTTGCCTCCATTACCTTTTGGTTGTGGAGCAGATTTTACTTTTTCAGCACCATCTTGACGATCTTTTCCTGGATATTCCGTAACTTTGGCGGCACCATGATCGTCTTTAAAATCTTTTTCGCCTTTAGAGCGTGGCTTATAATCTTTTACTTCTTCGTCGTCATCCTTTGGCGCAACATAATCTTGCGCAGGCGCTTCAGCGATAAAAGACTTAAACTTCTGAATCTTGCTCATCTTCTTCCCCTTGGGTTTGTTCTGGCTCGACTTCGACTTCTGGTTCAACTTCTACTTCATCTTTCGTTGCCATAAAGTTCGTTGCTACTTCGATTCTTTTTACGTTAACAGCGTCTTGTACTTTATTCATTAACAGATCGCTGATAGCAGCTTTGAAGTCGGCGTTTTTATTATTTAAAGCGAATTGAACCGCATCTCTTGTTGTATAGTCGGACATATTAATTACTCCTTCACCTATTTATAAAAAAATTAAATTTCAATGTCATCATCTTCGTTTTCACCTTCGTCGGCGATTTCGTCTTCGATTTCCTTAATATCCTCATCAGTCATACGCAATACATTCTTACGAATCCATTTTTGAGAGAAATATTTACCAGTATATTGATCAATGTCTTGTAATATACCAAGTCTTTCTCTTAAGATTTCACCTTCTTTTAATTCTGAGAAGTGATTGTCTTCAAGGAAGTCGAAATAGATGTCATCTTTTATTTCGTTCCATTCTGCACGAGTCATTACACCCTTTAGCAAAATTTGTTTTTCTAAGCAAATAAAGAAAAGGTCAGAGAATTTTCTTCTAAGTCTGCTGATAAATCTTGAGAATTTTAATTCGTCACGAGTAATTTCAGAAGCACGACCAAGATTAAACTGCCCTTCTGATTCCATTCTTGTGACAGGAACATTCAATGCTTCGTAAAGTTTTCTGCGGAAATACATAACGTCATCTAACTCTCCAAGGTTTTGTCCCCCTGGAAGCGTGGTGATCTCTGTGCTTTTTCCGCCTTCACGTCTTGGAAGCCAATAGTCTTCAAGCATTGTAAGGAATTTGCGATCGTCTCTTACTTCGCCAGTGTTAGCATCATACACAAGTTTGTTCTTATGTTTGATCATCATATCACGAAGATACTGTTCAGCTTTTGCTTTCGGCAAGTTACCAACGTCGATATAGAAAATACGACGCTCGGGTGCACGTGCGAGGCGATAAATTACTGTTGCGTCTTCAAGCATACGAAGCTGATTAAGTGGCTTTAATGCTTTATGAAGATGGCTTAAAACCGTTGCATTACCAACGTCCATTAGACCTGAATGAATATATGCTATAGAATCTGGAGCAATCTTAATGCCTTGATTTTGTCTACCAACGCCTTTTGGATGATAGAGATAATATTCATTATATTTTTTATTGAAAACTTCTGATGCCTTGATACCAGCTTGTTGTTGCGCTGTGGCAGCATCTCTTTTTTTAGGTTCACGAACCTTTTTAATTTTTCTTGGATCAATGTAACGAAGCTCTTGAATACCTGCTCTTGGATTTTTTTCATCAATCATAATGTGATAATACATACGACCATCAATATACCAATTACGAAAAATGTCATAACCTTTGTAATTGAATTTCATAAGCGATAAAATTTCGTAAAATTCGTCACGAATTGTTTGTTTGATGTTTTCTGATAGCTCGGCATTGTCGAGATTTAGCTCTACTGATGCTTGACTTTCATCAACAACAATAGCTTCGTTTACGATATCGTCAATTGCTCTTTCAGCTTCAGGCTGTTGAGACATATCACGATATTTGGAAATAAGAGCAGATTCATTCTTTACGGTATTTTCAAGATCTACTGTTGTCCCGAATACACCACCTTCACTTACTACAACTGAACCATCATCATTTGACGGTGGCGCAAATGATTTTACATTTTCTAATTTCTTTTCTTCTTCATCGGCTCTGCCGATTTTAAAGCCAAATAGTTCTACTGCCATTTCGTTTCCTCAATAAAATAATAGGGGGCATCGCATAACTATTTATGCGCCCCCTATTACCCTTAAAATAATGTATTTGTATTAGATACCGCCAGCATTGCCAGTGTTTCCACCAACAACTTGCCAGTAATCATAAACGAACGTTACTGTGTACTCTTCGATTGCATCGCCGTTTTCCCAGCCAAGATCAATCGTACCAACTTCCGTAGGAAATAAACCAACGAAGTCATATACACGAAGAATTTCGCCCGACTTGCCATACTGAGTAACTTGAGCGTTTGCTTTATACAAACTTGGGCTCGAGCCACCAGCTGTGTTGATGTTTCCTTGGAAAGAGTTGATCGCATTTGACCACTGTTCCATTGCGTTACGAATCGCAAAGTTTTCATCGTTGATAATTGTTGGCGACCATTCAGCAAACGTTCTAGTTCCAGCAACCTTCAACTGACGACCGAAGTATGGTACATCGATCGCTGATACAGTTGAAGCAGGAATCTGAGCAGCTTTGCAGAGGAAAGGTACTTGAACGTCAGCAACTCCATTGATTGGGTTAGTGATACTAACTTGGAAAAGTGACGGTCTTGCACCACCTTGACTTAGGGCACCAGCAAACTCGTTAATATTGAAAGCCATTTTGTTTTCTCCTGTCTCTCTTATTTATTAGCCGAATTGCCCTACGACTTCATTAAAGTCAACACCAGTTCTCACAGCTACGAAGTTCAACTGAATAAAGTTGATGCTTCTGGCTGGTTTGATATAGATGTCACCGATGAACTCGTTACGGTCGATTACTTCGCCAGTGTTATTTGTTCCGTCGCAAACAACTTGGAAGTCTGTGATACCTCTACGACCTTGTACGTCACGAAGGAATGGTTCCACTAGATTTTTAAATTGCGAGCGAGTAAAGTCATCGTTAAACTCGAAAAGAGTAAACTTAGCAGCAGTGCTAATGGCTTTTTCAAGCACGATGAACAAGCGGCGAACATTGATGCGGTCAAACGCACTTGGCTGAGCAAGTAATGTTTTGTCGCCAAATAGAACCGTTCCTTGACCAGGGAATGTGACAACTGGGTTGACGCCATTCTTATAAAGCAAGTCACGTTCTGCTTTGTTTGGATTATACGCTAGTTTGATAACATTTTTTACGTTACCACGATTAAATCCAGCTGGTGAGTACCATGGATCACGAGTAAGATCGGTTTGAACCATGAGACCTGCTGTATCGCCATTTAATGGAACATAGCGGTATGTATCGTTATATTTGTCGTATTGATATTTCCAACCACTATCAAGAACCGCATAAGAACTTGATGGTAGGGTGTTTCTATAAGC